GATGCAAATATAGGATGTCGTTGACGGCGAACACATGATCCTTGTAATGCAAGTTGATCCCAATGATGACCACAAAGTAACCGATCAGCTTGCCATTCTCTCTTGCAGTGAAGATGCGAAGCTGGCCTTTGTCTTCCAGGTCAACATAAGCCTCCCAATGCGGGTTGAGCTTTATCTTATCCCTGTTGACGGCGATCTCTTCCCAATGCAGCTTCAGCAACTCCTTGGCGTCCTCGGCGGCAGTGGCCAAGAACTCCTGCTGAAAGTTAGGCATTGGATCGACCCCAGTGAAGCTGAAGCTCCTGCAAGCTCTCCACAAAGTCAAAACCCTTGTCATCAGGATAAACGGACTTTTGGTATTCAGATGTAAAGCGGCCAACCCGAGCGCGCTCAAGGTCAATCAGCCTGTTTTCAACGGTCAGCTCAATCGTGCTGGATTCCGGCCCCTCTTGGATGTTCATCTGATCCATGTAGCCAGTGAAGATTTCGGTCAGGCTGGTCTTGTTCTCTTCAAGGAAGATGCGGCCACCGTCCTGCTGCAAGATGTAAATCTCTGACGTTGCCGTGCTGTCTTCATCAAGGATAAACCCACGCTGGAACAGGCCAAAGTAAATGTCGCATGTGCGGCCCTGGTAAGCCTCTGTGAGCGCCAGAGAGATCACTTCGCTGGGTACACCGCTCAATGTGAGCGATGCACCCTTAACGGCCATCTGTGTGGTCTCCTCAACGGAAGAAACGTCCAGCATATTACCAGTGCCGTAGTATGTGTTGCCGTTGTAAACCAACGCACCATTGCCTGTCCAAAGACGAAGAACGCGGTCATACACGTTCCCGTCAGCGGCCTCAAACGTACCCTCATCAAAGTTCAGCTCCACCGCGAAAAACGGATAGATTACATCGCTCGACAGGTTGGTTGTGACGCCGCTCGACAGGTCTCTGGTCATTGGTTAAGCCTCTTCCGCTTGCGCTGCTTCAAGCGAAGCTGTCAGCATGTCCATAAAGGCTTGCTTGCCGACTTGCAGTTGGTCCAGATTAAACTGAGTTGATCCAATCTTACGATCCAGATCGGCTATGTGGTTAATCATCACCTTTTGCTGATCCGTAAGTTGATCTTCAGTGTAGTCTGTGCCGTTGATCGAGACGGTTTTTGTTTGTTTCTCAGCCATCGTGATCTCCTATGTTTGAGTTGAGGTTAGCTCCAAGGGGTTCCTGAAGCGGTTGTGTTTGCACGGTCGATCTGGCCCTGCACTTTACCAGTGCGGTTTGCTTCGATACGCGCTTTGGCTTCATCGGCGGTTTCATCACCTTCGATCAAGCTGTTGTAGACCCAACCAAGCACATCGGCTTCAGTTAGATCAGCGTAGGCGATATAGCCCGGTGCGGAGGGGTCTGGATCACAGCGCAGCTTCCCACCCTCAGTGGCAAAGTATGTGCCATTTGATGCAACGCACGACCAGTAGACGAGGAATACACCACCGTCTGCATCTGTGCGCTGCATATCGTTTACAGTCCAAGTACATGTAATAGCCATTGTTTGTTTCTCCTTTATGGCTGTGGGTTAAGCGTTTTCTAGGGCAGTTACTTTTGCCTCTAGTGCATCGTTTTTGGCTTTAAGTTCCTGTAGAGCCTTCATCAGCGAATATACGATGTCGTCTGAATAAACGGCCTTTGTTGGAACTCCGTCACCAAATGTATCAATGAAGTTGCCATCATTGTCGTAGTCCCACTTGTGGTTAACCAATTCAGGTGCAACTGCTTCAACATCTTGCGCAATAACACCAATGTTTGGTTCGTCATCGGCAGGGTCATCAATATAGTTGAATGTTTTAACTGGGATAGCGCAGATTTTATCCAAGTACCCATCAGCGAGAGGCGCAATATCACGTTTCTTACGCGCGTCAGACAGGTTTACGTTGTTGGCAGAGAAGTTAGCTAGACCACCGTTTACTTGTAGTTTAAATCGTGTGCCGTTGTAAGTTGCATTTTGGTTATAAATACCAAACGGATAATTAGTGGCAGCACTTGAGTCTATGACGATATATTGGACGTATTGACTGCTAGATGGATGCCATTTGTGACCCACGCCACTAGTGCTGGACGTATTATTTGTACCTATCACAAAACAGCCAAGACCGCTGCTAAAATTTGCGTCTAGGTACACCGCATTGCTGTTGCCATTACTTTCAATGTTGAAGTCGCAATTATAGCCGTCTTGGTTGACAGTAATATAAGCTCCGTCATTATCAAAGTTGAGGACTGCCCACGGATCGTTGCTGTTATTAGTATCATGGACACCCCACAGAGTTGAACTGTTCGTGCCGTTGCCAAATGCGTAGCCACCGTAGGTTCCATCATAAGCAGCAAAACTGTTTTGTAATGGATCAGAGCTACTCCAATGATCTCCTACTACACGAATACCGCCCTCATTGACGGTGAGCATGGAGCCTGGTGCGCTTGTGCCGATGCCGACACGATTGTTGCCTGCATCCACAAACAGCATATTAGAGTTGCTGTCGCTCTCGACGCGGAAGTCTTGATAATTTGCACCCGTTTCGTTGAAAATAGTACCTTCTTGGCTGTAGATACTCATGTAGTTGTATCTGGCACCGCTGTCCGCACGAAGGTTAAACTCAAACCTACTAGCGTGCGACGACCAAAGTGGCTGAACAAGCGAAATTGCTCCTTGCGCATTGTTGCTCGTGTCGTTTGTCGAAACCCTAAAACTCAAACCCGCGTGTTGGGCGGATGTTTGCGTGTTGTTTATCAGGCTTATATTCTGAATGCCTTCGGTTGCAGTGCCTACCCAAGTAGTCTGTGCTGTATCAGTTACGTTTAAGCGTGTTCCGTTAGTGGCTGCTGTGCTACTACCGATGAAGACTTTATCCGCACCCGCATCAACAAACAGCATATGAGAGTGGTTGTCGCTCTCGACGCGGAAGTCGGCGTCATTGCCATCGTCATTCCAAACGAACAGACCTCCTGTAACAGGATAGAAATTCTGAGAGCCGTTCGATCTTTGAATATGACGTGTGTCGCCATTATAAAATAACGCGCTATCTGTCCATTGTGTTGCAATGTAATTTGGGCTTGACGAGTTTACTGAATAAAAGGACACATGGTCTGTGGCGCTATTGTGAAATACAATAGGACGGAAATCTCCACCTGAGCCTTCTAAGGCTAAAGCTGCTGCTGAAGCCGTGCCAACTTGATTAGATTTAACTTTTAATCCATTACCAGAAACACCTGTTGTATCTGATGTTCCGATTGCAACCTTGTTAGCACTCGCATCCACAAACAGCGCATGGCTACCGCCATCGCTCTCGACGCGGAAGTCGGCGTCATTGCCGTCTTGGTTCCAAACAAAAGTGTTTCCGTAGGATGCCGCACTAGAAGGCCAGAAGGTTGCGCCGCCCTGTGCATTTAGCCTAAACCTTTCTTGTGCGATAGAGTCATTCCGCGCTGTACCAAAAGATAGACCGATTCTGTTGTATTGATCGTCAGACTTTGTTCGGATGAATGCACGGCGAGTGTCATACCCAGGCGATGAAGCATCACCACCATACCAGTCGATACCACCACCAACAACATCGGCCCCCGCATGAGAGTAATTGTACTCGTCAAGACGAATTACTGCGTCACCGTTGGTAGTGTTACTGAGACCTCTGACGTGCAATGTAGCTTCAGGAGCCGAAGTATTGATACCTACAGCATTGGAAGAAGCATCGACGAATAGCATATGGCTGCTGCCGTCACTCTCAACGCGGAAATCCCTGTCAGCACCCTGCTCGTTGAACGTAGAACCCGCGCTTGCATCGTACACGAAACTTGGGTTGCCAGAGGAATCGTAGAAGCTGATGTCGCCGTTGTTTTCTATCTTCAAGCGTGCAGTAGTAAAGTCATTTGCGCCTGTGATAAACGTGAAATTGCCAGACGCATCTAATGCACGAATATAGTTGCCCCCTGCACGAGCAAAGTTTAACGAAGAAGCGCTGTTTTCAATGCTAATGTTGCCCTGCGCTGTCTCCACTCGCAGCGCATCGCTGGTCAAAGTACCCGTGATGTCTACGCCTGTGCTGGTGGTGGCGAGTTTGGCAGAGTTGTTGTAGTAAATAGTAGAGGCACCATCTGCTGTACCAGTAAAGTAGTTTTCACCCGCCGTTGTTTGCAGATTAATACCATCGTATGCACGGATATAAAGTTGTCCTGCACCTGCTTCACGGATATGGCTATTAGTCCCATCATGGTAAATCTGTAGGTCAGACCCAGCACCAAAGAGGGCTTTGTCGTTGTCGCCGAAGGTTACGTCAGCACCAGATAACGCAAGATCACCAGTCATGGTATCGCCAGTGATCCTAACGAACCCTGAGCCACTATCGAAGGCTTCCTTCAGCTCACCGAGGGTCATCTTTTTGGTTTCATCCGCAGAAACGTCTACGATGGCAAAGACATCCGTGTCAGTTGCGTTTGCACCCGTCAGCGCGGTAAGTTCTGTGATTTTGCGGTTAGCCATGTTTTACCCCGAAATTGCTTCTACGCAGTCGAATGAGATGCCGTAAACAGAAGCGTTATCTATCGACCATGATGTTACATTACTTGAGAGCCTAAATACACCCTTTGGATCATTTGTGCCGACCAATTCGTCAACGTAACTGGTGCGAAGGTTTGGAAACACCTCAACCGTGCCGTTGCCAGTGCGATCCTCAAGCACCTGATACAGCCGCGCACCGCTCTCCAGGCCAACCTGGATATAATCGCCAGCAAGCAAAGTGTCAGACTGATTGGTCATCGTCATGGTGAAGAACGTGTCGCCAGCATTGCCACTCACTGACGCAAATTGCTGCGCGCTTGTGCTGCGCAGAGTGCCGCGTGGAAAGCAATAAGTTGGATCGCCCAGCAGGAACGTACCAAGCGGACCTTTAAGGCTTGTAAGAGCCGCCTTCCATACCGCCGCCTCAGAGCGCCGCATAGGCTTTAGAGTGACAGCGGCCTCAAGCCGACTGCCGCCGTATGAGACAACCTGCTGCTTGAACGTAAACGGAGACTGGCTGGTCGTGTTCGCGTTCAGAGTGCGAAACTCAACCGATGAGATGCCGTAATTGGGAAGTGTGAGGGGATATGTGATCGCCATTTATCCAAAAACCTGTCTGAATTGGCCACCCCGGCGGCGGCTGTCTATGATGCCCTTCTCGGTCATCTTCGCAATTTGCGGTGCTGCCTGGGAGATCAACTTCTTAACACTGTCATCACCGTTGGCTGCAAAGTTGAAGTTTTGAACAACGGAAGTTCCGCCGCCGCCCACTGCTGCTTTTGATTGCGCCACGCTCAAAACGCGGCCTGCGCTTGATGGAACAAACAACTCGCGGCCATGTTCGCCAGTCATATAAGGTTGGCCAGCATTGACTGATCGCCCAGATGCAGCACCAGTTATGCCAAATGATTTGCCAATAGCTCCAAGAATTCCAGAGCCAGCAGATGTTGCGGTTCCAATCTGGCCGACCATTCGTTGAACTACAAGAACCCTGTAAAGCTGTCGGATTATATCTGCAGCCATTGATTTGAAGGCATCCTTGGCTGATCCCGTTCCATCAACCATTGACATGAAGGCGCTCTCCATAGAACTTTGCATTGTGTTTCCAATGGACTCAAATTCAGACGCAGTTATGCCAAGCTGCTCAAGCTGATCTGTGTAAACTTTTAATGCTTCAGCAGCCCTCAATGAAGCCAGCTCACTTTCAGACAAAGCGGATGACTGCGTGTCTGCAAATTTCGCCGCTGAACTTTCAGCATTGAACCAAGCGTAGGCAATGTTCTCAATCTGGACAATATCATAACCATCCATTTCTTCGCCAGCTTCTTTGTAAGCAGCCTTCGCGTTTTCAATCATTTGATCTCTGCGGCGCTCTAACCTTGCCAGTTCTTGCTCAAGAGGTCTCAAGCCCTTTATGGCAGTTTCAAAAACAGCATCGTCCGTTGCATCTAAAAATGGCTCAAATATTGCGTCCAAAGCTCTCTGGAGATTGTTGTCAGTGCTGCCTGGAGGTGTGCTTGCTGGCGTTGTTGTTACGCCTCCAGAGGTAGTTGTTGTTGTAGCGCCGCCGCTATTTAAGTTATCAAGAGAATCTCTTAGTTTATCAGCTGCGTTCTTTTGGTCTGTCAAGAGAGCGATTTGCTCTCTAAGTTCAGTTTGACGTTGCTGTGCGGCGGCGAGGAATGCTAACTCATCTTCAAGTCGCGCAGCAGCTCTCTCTGCATCTTTTTCTTCATTTTTTCCGGTACCAATTGAGACTTCTCCGGTTTGAATTTTCCTAACTCTTTCGCTGTATTTGAGAGCCTCCTGGTTCGCAGCCTGTAGCTGCTCTTGAAGTTCCTGAAGTTGCTCGCCTTTGGTAATGTTGAAGATTTCATCGAAACCAGCAACTACATTCAGAGCAAAGGTTCGGAACTTCGCAGTCATAACGTCCATGACCTCATCAAAAGTCCTGCGCATTGCAACTGAATTTTGAATCATATCATTTGACATAACGACACCCAAGTCTCGACCAGCGGCAGCCATTCTCTCAAGCTGCTCAGAGTTATTTAAAAACAACGGCGCAAGCAAAGTTGCATCCGAGGCAATCGCCTCAAGGTAAAACGTCAACTCTTGCTGGCTTACATTTGCATCCTGTAAGCCCTTAACATACTTCCCAAGAGCCTGCTGACTTGAAAGGTTCCTAAACTCTTTTGCAGTCAGACCAACCTTGGGTGCAATATTTTCAAAAAAGTCAGCCAATGGGCCAGCGCCAGTTTGGAAAAAGTCACCAAACTTATCATTCACATCTTTAAGGATGTCGGCGAGCTTTTCTTCCTGAACTCCAAATTTTCCTGCGGCAAAGGTCATTTCTTGGAACTTTTCCGCACTGAGACCCGCAACCCTTGAAAGGTTATCAATACGGACAGCGGCATCCGTTGCGTCTTTTATCATTCTAGCAAAACCGCTTGCCACAACGCCAGCAGACAAAGCAACGCCAAACTTTGAAGCAACGCCAGACAGCGCGTCAAAAGACTTTCCAGTTTTGCTTAATTGTTTCTGAGATTGCTTCGCAAAACGCTCGACGCGCTTTTGGCTGCGGTCCATCGCTTTTGTGAACTCTTTATCACGGGCCGCAAGAATAATGTTTAATTGTTCAGCATTAATTGCCATCGACTCGCCTCACCAGCTCTTTGTAGTCATCCGAGGTCATAGCTTCTGCGCCAGCCTCTTTGGGTGAATGTGCATCAGACCAACCCTTAAATGCAACCCATGTATCTTTCGGGATCATATCACGAATTTCTTCTGGATGTAAGCCAGCGATGATACCGTTGCCAATCATCGACCTGACGTTCAGTCGGCTATGTCTCCGACCTCCGTCTTTTTTTTTAATTCTTTTTCTTCACCAACGTCAGGCATGAAGGCAACGCCAAGAAGTGCTTGAGCGATTTGATAAAGCCGCATCAAGTCTTCTGGAGTGCAGTCGCTAATAACCGCATCGGCCTGCGCGTCTTTCATGCCACCGCCGACCAGCCCCAAGGCCACAAGATCTCGAACCTCTTTGCTTGTCGGCTTAGTGCCTCGGCTGAAAAAGCCATCCCAAAGGTCAAATATACCACGATATTTATCTTCAAACCGCTCAATCTCACGATTGCGGAGTTTGAAAGAATAAGTGGCATCGCCGATAGTTTCGACAATGCCACCTCGCTGTGCTTCAGCAGTTATAGCCATTATGCTGCTGTAAACGTCACTACGCCATTGCTTTCAAGAGAGATGGAGTAAGTAACGCCACCCTCAGTCTCGCCGCCAAATTCCAAAGACGAAATGCGGAAAGCGCCAGCATATGTGCCAAAGTCAGGAACAACAACTTGCATGTTTACTGCATTGTCAGCCGACATTGCCACAGTGTTCATGCGTGCTTCTGCTGTGCTGTCTTCAAAAAAGCCATCACCAGAAACGCTCAGGTTTTTAAGGCCAGCAAGAGTTGCAGTCCACAGAGCGCCTTCCGGCGTTGTGCAGTCTGGAGTTGTCACATCTATAGAAGAATTATTGATTGTGAGAGATTTGGAATTCAATCCACAAAGGTTTGCGAATGTTTCCGATGCTTCGCCATCGCCGATTTTGACCAGCAAGGCGCGTCCGAGTTGTTTAGCCATAACTGGCCTCCATTGTTGTGCGCTTGCCCAGAGCGCCGGAGTTTAGGCGGTGTCAAGCATAGCTTGAAGCGAAATGACAGCCGTAAAGCCACGGCCCTCACTATCTCTTGTAACCGATATGGCCTCAAATATCAATTCGACTAAAGTATAGCCTGCAATTGAAACAGAGGCTTCCTGGCGGTGCAGAGCGGCCTGAACCGCCTCCGCTATCTGTGTGGCCTCAACCCGGCCAGAGGCGCTGCGAGAATGAGCCTCCAAGCTGATGTCAACTAAGGCACCTTGAGCGGTGTCCGTGTCGAAGGCATTTGGTTGAATTGTGTTAAACCGCAAGTATGGAAAAACAACATCCTGTGGAGGCTCGTCATAAATGCGAGTTGAGACCAAGGAAGTGACCCCAGAGCTTGCCTTCAATGCTGCCAAAACGCCAACCTGGGTTGCGAGTGCGTAACCATCAGCCATTCATCGCATCCTTGATCGCTTTGTTTAGGTTCCTCGCAACAGTTCTGTTGTGGCGAACACCGACCATGCTCTTAACCTCTTTGCGAAACTCATAACCAAATGTCATGTTTCCGTAGCCATAGTTTATAGAACTTGCTGCCAAACCCTCACTAAACTCACCGTCATAAAAGTTGATAAAGCCAAATATTTCGCCTGACTTTGTTATGACGTTTCCGTTTATTCCCTTTTTTAAATCACCGCTTTCAACAGGAACAATCGAGCGAGCCTTTCTAACGCCATAATTAACTGATCTCTGAATAGAGTTTTCCAGAGCCTTGTGGGCTTCTTTGGGCAAATCTTTCATTTGCCGCATCAGTTTCTTATGACCAGTGACCTTCATGCCGCAACACCCTTCTCAAGAATAAACTCCATCAAAGTGTCTTTAGCGTCAACCTGCATAACATCCTTGATCGCCCAAGTGATTCCGCGCGCAACAACGCGGTCAGCAGAGGTGATAGTTGAGGTTGTGCTGTCTGATCGGACTCGCATTGTTGCCAAGGCTACATCGCTCAGAACACCGCCGTTGATGCGCTCTCGACCCTTCTGCTCTCGCAGATCAGCCGATCTAGTGGCCAGATCACTCCACCCACTATAAACATTGCCATATTCGTCAGAAGCACCCTCGGTGAGCCTTTGAAACACGGCGCGCTCACGCATTAGGCCAGCCTTAACCATACCAACAATTCCTGTGCAAATTAAGCATTTCCTCATATCCAAATGGAATATTAGAAAGCTCGTCAACGCCAGTTTGCTCGCGGTTGTCATACCAGTGGCCGATAAGAAGCATGAGAGCGTGCCGAATAGTCTGCGGGACATTAGTGATTTCGTCACCGTATCCAATCTCATATTCAATCTTAATAGCATCTGAACGCTGCTGTGAGACAGGCCATGTAAAGCTATCTTTTGGACTTATAACTGTAGCAAAGTCAGTGCCGAAGACTTGATAATTGTTGATGTCATCAGTCTGAAGAACGCCATCAGTGTCATAATATTTGACCGCAGTCACATTTTGAACCGGGCCAAGTATTAAAGAAACATTCTGAGGCGGATTTGCGTTTATCCATTGCGCCCATTTTTGAGTAATCATAGCCTGGCCGAGTGCGCCGCGCACGTCCGTATATGCAACGGCGACATCAATCAGCCGCGTCAATATCGTATCATCGTCATCATGCTCAACTCGCAGTTGAGCCTTTACCTCCTCCAAAGTGATCGGAGTTATCAAGGGAGCGTCCACTATCTCAAGTGAATGATGACACGAAAGCGGCTTAACCATGACTTATTCCTCAGAAACTGCCTTACGGAGTTTGATCTTTTTTGTGGCGCGCTCAACCTTTGCTGGCGTCACAGAAATAGCCTCAGCTATACCCGCTTCAATGAAACGGTTTGCTTCTGCTTCATTACAATCAATCTCATCGCCAGCATTGTGGCTAAAGTTGATCCCGGCCATGCCAGTCAATAAACGAACTTTCATAGAAATTTCCCTTCTGTGAATAAGCGGGGACCGAAGCCCCCGCCTACTTTATTTATGCACATATGAGGTGCTTGATTGCGGCTGTGTTGGACAGTACGCCGTCGAAACGGATGTATCCCAAAATGCCGTAATCTGGTGCGAAACGCTCACGAGCAACGTAGATCGAAGGCGCGCCAACTTTGCGGACGTAGAACTTGGACATATCGCCAAACAACATAACCTTTT